GGGAAGCGGCCCGAGTACAGGTAGAGCCCCAGTGTGTCGAAGGTGTAGTCGCGGCCAAACGTCAGCGTCGTCGGCTGTGGCACGCCCCCGATCATGGGGCCGACGAACGCGAGGCTGGAGACAGCGGTCACCGGCCAGTTCTTCAAGAGGAGCCGCGCGGTCCCAGTGCCGTTCCGGGTTTCCGTGTACGACGCGCTCAGGATGTTCCGCATCAAGGCGCGGGCCATCGCCACGTTCACCGCATCCGCCAGCGCGCGAATCAGCCCGTCATCCGTCGTCGTCTGCAACGGGATGCGGAGCGCCTGCTTGATCGCTGGCGTATCGGTGAACGCGGTCACGCCCATGACTTACGCCGGCTCCGTGGTGCTCGCGTCGTCGGCCTTCGCTTGTGCGGCTTCTGCGATCTGTGCCGCGGCTTCCGCCTGCGGATGATCGGCGGGCAACCCCGCGTCTTGGGTGGCCGTGTCGATGATCGGCGCGGCTGCTGTTTCCGTGGCCACCGCCTCCGTCGCGATCGTCTGCGTGGCATCACCACTCGGGGCCGCTGCGATCGCTACCACGGGCTCCGGGGCCACGACCGGCTCAGGATGCGCCCGCACGCCGTCGTACAGCTTCTTGAAGCCGTGCTGCGTTGCCAAGGCTTCGAGCTCTGAGGGAATCTCCAGAATGCCATTCACGGGCCGGTACTCGGTCTTGGCCCCCGTGAACGTCATCGAGCCTTTGCCCTGCATCGTAATCATGCCCATGAATGAATCCTCAGTCGAGAGAGTGCCTTCGGAGAAACTTCAACGGGGCGAGCGGCTTCGTGCTCCGCTCGCCCCGTGATACCTACTGTGGCTTCGAGCGTCCTACCCGTGCACCGATTAGCTGGTGACGGCCGGGATGTTGTTGATCGCCCCGAAGGCGGGCGGGAAGTACATCGCGAGCGTCTCATCGACGTAGACGCCGTACTCCCGCTTCCGCGAGCGCATCGGCCAGAGCGTCGAGTAATACTCCTGCCGGGTGAACATCTTGACCAGATCGGCCACACGGGAGCCCGCGTACGGCGACTCCTTTGTGGTGAACATGATCGTGCCCGGTGCCGCGAACGGATGGACGCGGATACGGAGCGGCTCCATCGTGACGGGGTTCGTGTACGCCCCGACCACTGCGCCGGCCTGCACGTTCACGAGCGCGTTGTTCACGTCCGACGTGAAGCGGATGAGCGGCGCGCCGCCGTTCTTCACGACGAGGATCTTGATCGAGTTGATTTCCTGCGAGTGGCACCAGATGGTGTCTGGGCTCAGACGATAGTTGTCGTAGAAGCTCCGGAGCGCTGTGTTGATCTGGGTGATGCCGCCCGCGTTGTCGGTCGTGAGCGCCGTGCCTGAACCCGCCGTGCCCGTGGCCTGCGAGGCGAGGTACGAGTTCGTGTTCGCGCCGAACGGCCCCTGATAGAGAAGCCCCGAGAAGCCGTAGGTGCCGACGTTCGAGTTGTCGGTCGCCGCGAGCGTCTGCGCGTCCTGGAACGTCGACGCCGGCACGGCCGTCGTGAGAAGGTACGAGTTGATCGTCGTGATCGCCGCGAGATACTGGTGCGCCGCCGACGTGCCGACGTACCACGCATACGCGACCGCGCCCGTGACGAGCGGCACCGTCATGGCGAGCGTCTGGGTCGACGTGCCGCCCGAGATCGCGCCGCTGTTCTGGACCGCGCTCGGCTGCGATGTGCCACCGTTGATCGTGTCCGTCGAACCGTCCGCGTTCGTGCGGATGATCTGCTGCACGACGCCCGTCGCGCCCGCGAGGCCGCCGCCGCCGCCGTTCGCCGCGCCACCCGCACGCGACCAGCCGTCCAGCGTCAGGGCCACGCAGCACACGTAGTAGGTGCCGTTCGAGAGCGCGCCGCCCGTGGTGCCTGGGCTGGTCACGACGACCGTCCCTGGCTGGCCGAGGTTGACCGACGAGTTGCCGCCGAAGATCATGCGCTCTTCGGAGATCATCGTCGCCTTGAGGAGGTTCTCCGACGCGAGCGCCAGCACGTCATCGAAGCCCATCGCGGCGTACCGCGCTTCCTCGGTGACGTAGTCTTCGAGGCCGAGGCCGGCGTACGTGGCCAGCATGTCCTTCTCGGTGCTCGTCACCACGCCCGAGCGGTTGCCTTCCGAGACACCGGGCGGCAGGAGCGTGGCGTTGATCGCCGTGATCGCCTTCCACCGATGCGCCGTGTCACCGTTGCCGGGACCGCGGGCGATTTCGTTGCGGAGCGGCGTGATCTTCTCGCCCCAGGGGAACAGGAGCTTGGCGGCGGCTTCGAGGTCGTAGTTGACCAGGCCGAGGCCCACCGTGATGGCCTTCTGGAACTGACGAGTGCCGCTCGAAGAGCCGGCAATCGCAGCCTTCATCTTTTCGATCGTTTCCGAGATGTTCCGCGACATGGGTGTGCGCCCTCCGGCAGTCACACGACGAGCGATGATCGAGCGGTTTGCTTCGTCCTTCGACTGCCTGACTTACTCCGCGCCAGCGCCCGTGGCGATGACCTCTTCGGCCGTGATCTTGCCGAAGCCGTTCGAGAACGTCGGCGCAGCCATCGCGGCCTTGAACGCCGCACGCGCGCGCTCGCCTTCGGGGAGCTTGGCGAGATCGTCGTCGAGCTTCTTCTTCTCGGCGGCGCGCTTCGCGAGATCGGGATCCCCGTCGTTCGTGCGATCCGCGCCCACGAGCTTGCCCCTCTCCTTTTTGAGGAGCACTTCGAGGCCGTCCACCGCCTCGTCCAACTGCCCCTGTGTCTTGGCGAGCTCGTCCTTCGTCGTCTTGAGCGCCGTCTCGGCTTCGCTCGCGCGCTTCTCCAGCGAGGCCATCTTCTGGAGTGCCTCGTCGCGCTCGCCCGTGACCTTGGCCATCGCGGCCTTGCCCGCCGTGTCGGCCACGCCCTTGTCGTCGGAGCCTGTCGTCTCCGTCGTCGGCATGCCCCCGACCTCGGCCTGGAACCCAGCGATCTTCTCGCAGTGGTCGCCGATCATCGAGTGGAGCGCCTTGGCCATCGGGTGCATCTCGGTGCCTTCGCACTTCGAGACGTGGTTCCCCATGACCGTGTGGATCGCGTTCGCGTGCTCGGCGATCCCGTCAAGCTTGGCGACGTGCTCCTTGCGCATCTTCTTGAACTCGGTGTCCTTCATGGCCGCGGCCCTCTGGCTGGTTGGAGTGATGGTCGAACCCGCCGCTTTCGTGGTGGCGGCCGTTTTGGTTGCGTTCTTGTTGGCATCGTCGCGCGCTTCGCCGACTTCCTCGGTGCACATGTCTTCGAGGCAGCCGAGCAAGCCGTTCAGGTACTCCGTGAGATCATCCGGCACGGCGGAGTCGTCGCCTTCGATGTCGCGCTCGATGACTTGCCCATCGCGCAGCCAGCACAAGTCCTGGATGATGCTGGCGAGACGCCCGAGATCCCACAGCCCCTTGGAGAACGCGCCGGCGAGCATCGCCTTCTCGCTCGCTTCGATGCCGAACTTCTTCGCCGCCGCGCGAATCTTCGCACCGATCAATGCGATGTCGGTATCCGAATACTTCTTGCGGTTTTCCTCGACACCGAAATACGCGAGCGCCGCCCGCACGTGCGACTTCGTGTCGATCGGATATTTCTTGTTCTTCTCATCGGCGAACGTCACGTCGCCGTATTTGTTTTTGCCTTCGCTGGCGCTCACGTCATCGCGCGCGGCGACCTTCTTGAACTTCCGCACCTCGGTGGCGCCGTTGGCCTTGACCAAGTCGAACGTCGCGGTGGGCACCGCGGGATAGTCGACGAGGCTCACTTCGTAGGGATCTGCGGTGAAGCGCGTGAGCTTCGGGTTCTTCGGATCGGGCCACTTCTTCACGTAGCGCCCGCCCATCGAGAAGCCGCTGTAGACGCCCTCGCGGCACTTCTCCCACGCCGCGTCGTCCACCACCTTCACGCCGCCCTTCACGATCAACTTGCCGTCGTCGAAGCTCAACGCGATGAGCTTGCCGGCCGCCATCGGCTGGTGCATCTCGCGCACGTTGCCGAGGCTCTTGCCGTCGGTCGCGTCCGAAACGTTCTTGCTCCACTCCTCGAAGAACGGCTTCGACGATTCGTAGTCGAAGACCTCGTCATCGCGGTCGCCGATCTCTTGCGTGAGGGTGCCCCACACCTCGCGCTTGGCTTCATCGACCTTGGTGATCGGGATGAAGAGCTTGACGACGTCCATTGTGCGGAGCAGGGTGCGGCGCGATCCGTGGGCGAGCGGTCGAGAGCGGACATCGAGCGGTCGATCGGTCGTGCTTCCAAGCAACCCTACGCGGACTAATGTTACGACCCCCACGCCAACCGTCAAGGGCGGGCGGAGTTACGCCGCGTCCGTCGCGAGCTCCACGACCGCACCGACGGAACAGCGGCAGTTTTTCACGACGAACCCCCCGCTGTTGTATATTGTGTCTGCGGTAGAGGCATCATACGCCCATCCTGAGAACTGCGAGACATGGCACGCCAGCACTCGGACCGATCGAAACGGGGATGGAACGGCATGGATCCCGACGCGCGTGCCGCCCGCACGCAAGCCTCCGCCGATGGTCTCCGACGATACTGGCAGGGTCGCACGTTGGGACAACGCAAGGCGCTCACCGCTGCCGCTCATGCCGCCGTGCGCGGACGCAAACGTTCGGTCAAAGAGCGCGTGGCAGGTGCCGCAACCCGCTACGTGCGTGGCGTCGGGATAGGCCCGCGCGAGCGGACATTCGCTGAGATGCTCGACGCCGCCCGCATCAAGTACCGTCGACAGGTTCCGTGTGGGACGCACAACTTGGACTTCACCGTAGCACGCGACCTCATCGCCGTGGAAATAGCGACGGGATCTGGCAACATCCGTGTAGCCAAAGGCCGTGCGGATCGCGTGAAACGCGTCCTCCACGAGCGTCACTTGTTCGAGGTGCGGTTCGCCACGGGCTTCCGTGAGTACGCCCCGCGTGTCGTACAAGAGTTGATCGCCTTCGCGGATTTCGCTCGCACGCACCCAGCCGCGCCGCGCGAGCATCGGGTGGTTCGGCCCAATGGTGAGCCGTACCCCGTTCGGGCTTACGGTGCTGGTCGCACCACGGAAGTGAGTGCCGAACGTCTCGCGCTGATCCCCGTGCTGTTCGCCGCCAATCTCTCGCTCAAGGCCATCCGTACGCAACTCGGCATTCCCCGCCGCCGATTCTTGAAACTCGTCAACGAACTCGGCCTCCAGCGTGATCGCGGGGCCGTCGTATCGCGAACCAAGCATCTGCAATAGCCGACCGTACGATGCGAACGACGATCCCGAGAGCACGGCGTTCGGGTGGGCAGGCGGCGCATCGTCGCCCGTGGGGAAGTCCTCGTCGATGCCGATCGGCCCCGCGTCAACGTTGTCCGCGCAATCGTCGCACGGATCCTCGCCGTACCACTCCTTCATCGTGACGCCGGCGGCCTTATAGCCCGCGACCGCGCCAGCGTTCGCCGCCGTCTGCGTTTCGGTGCGCGCGATCATGGCCGCGCGATCTTCGCCAAAGAGGAACGCGCCATCCAGCCGATCCGCGAGATCGGCATTCGTCATTCCCGATTGAATCGCGTTGGCCGTGAGTTGGTTGATCACGTCCTGCGAAGTGTCGTCGATGCCCGTGATATCGTTGCCGACGCGATCGCTCGCCCAGGCGACGGCATCGGTGTTGGCTTGCGTGAGCGTGGCGACCGCATCCGCATCGCCCGTGAGTTGCATGATCTGATTGGCGGCGGTCGTGCCCGCGTGCTGCGCCAACGCTTCGAGGGCGTTTCGGAGATCGTCCCGCGCCTGTTGATCCCACGGATAATCGCGCACCGCTTGAATGAGCGCTCGGAGTTCCTCCTCGGTGACGACATCCGAATCGTCCGTGCCCACCGCCTTCGCCACGGCACCTCCGAGCAAGATCACCCGGCACGCGCGGCGCTGCGCGAGGAACCGCGCGCGAAAAAGACGATGCACCGTCTTCTCCGTCTCCTCCATCTTCACGGTGGAGATCGGCGCGGGCGGCACCTTCACGGTCTTCGTGGTGCTCGCCTTCGTCATGCGACCTTTTCGAGTCTCCGACCGTTCCACCGCCAGACCTCGCGCGCGCGCTTCGTCGCCGCCTTGGTGTTCGCATCGTCGGGTGCGGGCTTCGCTGCGGGTGGCTTCTTCGCAGGCGACTTGTCCTTCCCGTTGCCGTTCTGCGTCGGATCAGCGTTGCCGCTCGCGTCGAGAGGCGCGGGTTCTGGCTCTGGCGGCTGCAACTCTTCGAGTTGATCTGGCGTGGCGGGCGGCAGGTTCATCATCTCGCGCACTTCGGCGAGCGTCATGATCGGCTTCGACGTGCCGGCCGCGCCGCCGAAAAGCGTGATCGCGACGGTCGCCTTCTGCGCTGGGTCGACGATTTCTTCGTCTTCCCAATACCACTCCAAGTCCTCCGCGCCGATCCGGACGAGGATGTTGTCCATCACGTCCTTGAACCAGAGCTTCGTCGGCTCCAGCCCTTCCTCCTGCGCGGACTCTTTCGCGGTCTCCGAGGTCGCGCGGTTCATCTCCTTGATGAACGCCTGCGGCGGCAGGGAGAACGCATAGCACACGATGCGCGCGATCCACTCGTCGAACACGTCCTTCAAGATCTCCGTTTTCGTCGCCGTGTACTTCGAGTCCTGCGGCACGAAGCGAATCTTCCGGCGCTCGCCGAGTTGGCCTTCGAGCTCCGAGTTGAACCACTCCGTCCACTGCTGGATGCGCCGGAGATCCCACTCCTTCGGCAACTCCATGAAGCCGTCGGGCGTGGTGCCGCTGGTGAAGTATTCGAGTTGCGAGAGCGCGCGGTTCAACGCCTGGTTGATCGTCACGAGGATCTGCGCCACGCGGCTCTGGCCGTACACCCGGTTCGTCATCGGGTTGTAGACGTGGTATGCGATCTCGTCGATCGTATAATCTTCGGCCGGCGTGCCCTTGATGATCTGCTGGTACGCGGGAAGCGGCGGCTGCGGCGTGCGCCCGTCGTCGCTCTTGATGAGCTTCTTGATCGTCGCGCCGTCCATGAGATCGAAGATTGGCCGCTTCGCATCGCCGTTCATGAAGATCGCGACGGCATCTAAGACGAAGTGGTCCTCCATGACCATGCGCATCCACGCGCGGAACGTATGCACGCCGTCGGGATAGGCGAGCCAGTCCTTGATCTTGTCGGCCTTCGGGCCGCCCTTGTCGTTGCGATCGGCCTTGCTGCGAAGACTCCACCGCTGGCCGCTCATCTGGTCCTTGCGCGTCTCGATCACGAGGCGCAGGATGTCGAGGCCGCCATGCTCGGGCGAGGCCAGCCGGCGCAACGTCGGGAAGTCGATGCCCGAATCGGCACCGCCCTCCGAGCGCGGGATGTAGTTGAGGTTGAGGAACGACGGGAAGTCCCACTGGCGACCCGTGGTCGCTCCCTCTGGGGCGATCGGCTTGAGCGGGACGCCGGCGGGGAAGTACTGCACCGCCGGCGAGAAGGCCGCTTGGATCGCTGGCTGCGCGAGCGCGGGGAGTGCGCCCGTCACACGCTGCACATCGGACGGACTGAACGTGCGGATGATCGCGCCCTTCCGCGGAGTCGCCACGAAGTTCTACCCGAGTGAGCCGCGAATCGTGGTCGAGCGCCGCCTGCCGTCTTGCCCGCCAATCTATACCCGTCCGAGCGCCGCCCGCAACGTTACCCCTTCTTCGCGTCCTCCACTTTCTTCGCCATCGCGGCCATCCAGTCGTACATGCCCGAGCTCGGCATCGGCGTCGACCGCCCGAGCCACGCGAGCATCTCGGCCACGAGCAAGTCGCGCCCGTTCAGGTCGTAGATGCCCTTCTTGTTCCGGTGCACGCCCATCGCCTGCATCGCGACCGCCGCCGGCGGTTTCCCGCCCAGCCCCGCCGCCGATGCGATGAACATCTCCTGCCCCGCAGCGAGCATCAGCGGCTTCGACTCCGCCGTGGTCGCCCACCCAATGCGGTCGTTCGTTTCCGCCACCGTGCCGTCGAGCTTCTCGCGATGATACAAGGCGTAGAGCGGATAATGGTGCTTATCCCGAAGATCCCGCAGGACGGTGATGCCGTGGAGGTTCTTCTCGATCACGAGCAACGCATCGCTGTAGAACCGTCCGCGGTCATTCAAGAGCTTCGCGAACTCCCCCGGCGTGATCATGCGCGACTCGAAGGTTTCGAGCAACCGCCAGCCGTTGAGCGCCCGCACTGAGTACGCGCTCGCATCGCCCCCGCCTCCCTCCGCCGTGTCAACGCCGATGATGCAGCGCTCGCCCGCGATCGGCTTCGCGTAGATCAATCGTTCGCCGCCCGAGTGCTCCGCGAGCGGATGCGGCGCGGTCTGCACCATGATCCGCAGCATCGCGACATCGTAGTAACTCGCGCCGGCCGAGAGCCAGCAACTCTCCTCGTCCTCGGCGTACTGGCGGAGGAACTCGTTGCGTCCTCCTGGCATCTTCATCTTCGCGCGCCGCCACTTGATCTGTTCCAGGCTCAACCCCTGGAACTTCTGCAGGACGATTTCCTCGTCGGAGAGCGAGCCGAGTTCGTCGGGCGCTTCGAGCGGGAGCGCGTAGGTCTCGGGGTCGCACTCCCACCACGGGATGAAGACCTTCGCGTAGCCCGCCTCTTCGCACGTGCGCCAAAAGTTATGGCCGTCGCTGTCGAAGCCCGCCGCGGTCGTTTCGAGCACGATGGTCGTGCCGGGAGATTCGAGCGCGGGTTCCACGGCCGCGAGCGCCGCCTGCGGTTCGGGCCAGTGCGCGAACTCCGACCCGTGGAAGCGCGTGAGCGTGGTGCCGATACCCGTCTTCTCTGGCACGCCGGCCGTGATGACGCGATAGCGGGAGTCCTTCTTGATGAAGTTCACCTCGCGCGTGTGGGCGGGGCCGCGCGCCGGCAGGAGTTCGGGCGGGAAGTGGCTGATGGCGCGGCGCGTGATGCCGAAGATTTCGTCCGAGCGTTCGGAGGTGTCCGCCGCTGTGATGCACTGCACGCCGTCGTCCGTCCAGCACGCATGAAGGCTGCGCGCCTGCTGGTCGGTCGTGATGCCGCCCTGGCGTCCCTTGAGTGTGAAGATGCGCGCGCGGCCCACGGTCGCGAGTTGCTTCGCTTCGACCGCGCCGAGGCGGCGCTGGCAGGGGCGCTTCCCGGTATCGAGCGGGACGATCCGCTTGCCCTTCGCGCGGATCTTGAAGTACCGGAGCGCCCAATCGTCGTAGCTGGAGCGCCCGATCGCCATCGCAATGGCGAGACTCGCGCGGGTCGTCGCGTTGGGTTGGGGGGCGACAGCGGTCGCCTTCGCGGCCATTAGCGCTCGTTGAGGAGCGCGACCACCTTCCGGCGGGTGTCGGGGTGCATGAAGCACTGGCCGTTGATCATGAAGATGCCGGGAGAGTAGACCGTTGGCTTCTCACACTCGATGAGCGATCCCCCGTGGAGAAGCACGTCGAGGTTCTCGCGCCGAATCGACGCCGCGCCGAGCTTGTCAATGAGGCCAGGACGCGGAATGGAGGGGCTCGCGATGATCTCGATGCCGCCGATGCCGTCGAGACCCATCGCGAGCGCGCTCACGGTTTCGCCTCGGTGCCTGGAGTGGAATCCAGCACTTCCCGTAGCCGGCGACCACTGGCCACGCGCGACCGACGCGCTGGCATGCGATCCGCACCCTCGCTGTCGCGCTTCGCCGCGGCGGCGCGTTCTTTCGCCGCGAGTTCCGCCTCTTCGAGCGTCCACGCGACATCTTCGGCCGCCCATGTCGGCATCACCCCAACGCCGTCCAGCATCAGCACGCGAATGAGCGGTGCGGTCGCTTCCTGCTCGGCCGCTTCGATCGCGGTTTCGTACATCTGATTCGCGACCTGTTCTGGCGCATCGGCTCCGCACTGGTACTCAATCTCCAGCGCGGAGTGGATGAGACCGATCGCGCGTAGCGTCGGACCAGCCGTGACCGCGAACGGTGCGACCTTCGGCACAGCCCACGCACTGCGGACCTCGGGGAAGAAGTGGACCTCACTGCGCACCACCACGCGCCGCGGCGCGAACGTGAGTTCAGGCATCGGCGGTATTCTCCGTGACGAAGCTCGGCGTCGAGATCAGCTTGAGCGGCACCACGCTATCGGCGACCGCCGCCGTTGCGGGCGTCACGCCCCACTTCGTGAGCGCATCCCGTAGCATCGGCACCTTCTCTTCGTTCGTGTGCAGATAATCATGCCAGAAATACACGGGATTGAGGCGGATCTGGACGAAGAGATTCACGAGTGTGTCGGCCTTCAACCCGAACCGGGCGATGTTCCGCGCGACGAGGAAATCATCGAAGAGGTTCTCCTTCCGCACGCCCGTCTGCACTTCGGAGAGTTGCTGCGTGATCCGCGCGCGCACTTCGGGCACCGTGAGTTCGGGCGGGAAGTCCCACAGGTCCAGACACCACTCCGAGGCGATCGCCAGCCAGTTCCCCGGCGACACCAGCCGCCCATCGCGGCGGAAGTAGCCGTCGCGCGTATCGTAGCGGGTCGTCGCGACATCAAGACCGTGGTGGTAGATCGTGGCCTTGTTGGCGTGTTCGAGGAGATCGGGCGTATCGGGATGCACGAGCGCATCGGCATCAAGGAAGATCGCCCACTCATCTTTGCGCTCTTTCGCGAGCCGTCCGACTTGGAACTTCTCGCACACCACGGGCCAGTCGGGGAAGCGGCGCTCAGTGATGACGTGGAAGTCGGCCCCGAGTTTCTTGGCCCACGTGCGCATCGCGGGGAAGGTGAGGTCGGTGATCGCGGTCGGGAAACCGTCGACCGCCAGCGTGTAGATCGTGCGTCGAGTCATGGGGGATGCGAGCGGGTGAGGGAAACGAACCTCCAAGAAAATGGGCGCGCACCGCCATGTCGGCAAGTGCGCGCCCATCGGTGTCCTGCGGGAAACGCTAGCCCTGCATCGCGTCCCACTGCCCCGCGACGGCGCACGTGAAGTCCGCCGTCTTGTTGGCGGCGAGCGAGAAGTTCGCGTTCGCGGCGAGGTTGGCGATGGCTTCGTTCACCTGGGGATAGACGCCGATCGCGTTCGCCGTGTTCGCGTTCGTCACGCGGATGCGGGCACCCACCGAGGAGGGCGGGAGCTTCACGCCGGCATTCGCCGCACCGGACGTCGTCACGCGGTTCAGGAGCGCCGGCAGCGGGAGCGCGTTCGCGATGTTCGCGTTCGTGTCCGCCACCAGTCCGTTGGCCGCCGTGGAGAGGCCGCCGATTGAGAGCACGAAGCCCGCGCTCTCCATGTCGTTCACGAAGGCGACGGGCACGGCGACCACGCCGAGTGCGCCCACCACGCCCGTCGTGCCGTCCTTGAACTGAATCGTCGAGCCCGCGCCGATCGACGCCGGCGCGATCATGTTCGTCGTCTGTGGTGCCATAAGTGAAAATCCTCGCGGAGATTACGAGCGAATGAGTTGGGTGCGGTGAGTTACGCGGAGATCAGGCCGTGCCACTGTCCTGGTGAGGAACAGACGAACGATCCCGACTTGTTCGACGGCACGACGAGCCCCAAGTTCGCCGCGAGGCCGTTGATCTTCTCATTGGCCTGCGGGAACACGTTCACGTTGTTCGCGGCGATGTTGCCGACATAGATCTGCATGCCGGCCGCCGAGACGGGGAGCAACACGGCGGCGTTCACTGCCGCCGCGACGTTCACGCTGTTGATGAGCGATGGGAGCGGCGTGGCCCCAACTTGCGTGGCGCTCGCGTTCGCTGCGAGGTTCGCCGTCGTGAGCGACGTGTTGAGGGGGCCAGAGAAGCCGACCGCCGGCGTGGCCCGCCACTGGCCCGCGACGGCGCACCAGTACGTGATCTCCGAGGACGCCATCTGCACGCATCCCGTCGCCGCGGCGATGCCGTTGATCGTGTCCGAGGACGTGCCGAAGACTTGGATCGTGTTCGCGCCGTCGTTGATGACGGTGCAGTACTCGCCTGGAACCGCAGCCGGAAGGATGACCGCCGAGGCGGCAGCCCCCGCCGTCGCCACCTGACTGACGCCGTAGCCGAGCGCCGTGGCACCCGCCTGCGTGCCCGTCGTGTTCGCCGTCACGTTGGCCGTGACTGCCCCCGTGAAGGTCGACGGCACCGAGAAGCCCGCGGCAAGGGCATCGTTCAGGTAGATCGGGTTGATCGACACGATGCCGCCCGCGCCGATCTGGTAGGTGGTGCCGTCGCGGGTCGAGAAGACCGCGCCCTGCGGAGTGCCGGCAGGGGCTTTGACGGTAACATTTGGGGCCATGAAGACGCCTCCGGTGCGATCGAGCACGAGCGGTAGGCGAGCGGTTCCTGCGGACGCACCAGGCGGCGCGTCGGGTCGGAGGTGAATCTATGCGCGTCGGGTTCGCAATGGCAAGACGCGCCCGATAATGCGAGGCACAACCCCGCTCATAGCCATCTCTTGTAAGGAGAGTGATTGCGTGTTCACGATCATGCGCGCAAACAACTCATCGCTGTCCACGCCCCACCCGACCGATTCGCCGATCTTGAGTTTGTAGTACGGCGACTCCCAGCCCGCGAAGAGCGACCGCGGCGCGAGCCGTTCGAGCGCCTCGAAGACTTCCTCGCCAACGATGAGCGCCGCCGATGCCGCGACGGTACCGAGGAACGATCGCCGAAGAAAGTCACGCCGTGACTGCACCCGCTCGAACTCGCGCATCATTCCCATCCGTGAAATATCCAGAACCATACGCGATGCGGGCGATCGGGGGGAGCGGTGCCGAGCGCAGCCACGCGGGAGGAGCTCCATAACGCACAGTCGGCAACCTCGATCAGCCCCATGATCCACGCCGCACGATAGAACGGCAGCACGAGGCGATACCACCACTCGCGCCACCACTCCTCATCCAGCGGATCGTACAGCCACGCGCTCGCAAACGTGCGGACTTCATACCAGCGTTGCGGATTGCCCACTGCGACCGCACGCCGATACGATCTCATCCCGGCAAGTGAATGAGCGGGCGCGGTGGCTGCGCGGGCTTCAAGACGGAGAGAAGCGCCGTGCGCATCCGCTCATCGTCTACCACACGGTTCGCAACGAGCCGCCAGAGTGGAGAGTAGTGCATGACGGCGGGAGTCATGCCGTTCTCATCCGGCGGCGTGCTGTGCGGCACGCTCGCATCTGGATCTTGGCCACAGTTCACGCAATACGCACGCGCCACGGCTTCGACCTGCGCGGGCGTCATCATAGCTCAGTGGTCCGCGAGATGATGACCTCCATACTCCACGTTGCCTTCACCTTTGCGGTCGCCATATTCGTGATGCTCCCGCAAACGCTCAATCCTGCGGCAGTGGCTTCATCCACGGCCACGTTGAGCATGTTCACCGCCCGATGCACGGCGTTCGCTAACTCATGATCGTCTTTCACGGCGCGACGATGAGCTTCGCCGCTTTGGCGAGTTCGACGACGCGATCAAAGAAGAGTTGCGCCCCTTCGTCGAGCCGTTCACGATTCACCACCGATGTGCCATCAGGTTCAAGCGAAAACAGTAGTTGGTGATCTGGGCTGGAGACGGTGAGAAGGTATATCGTGGTTGGCTTGAACCCTGAGTCTTCCATCTGAAACCTCCGTTACGGGAATAGGGTGAGTTCGACGCCGCCGTGCTTCGCGCGAATCTCGAAGCGAGAATGATCACGCGCGTGCACGTTGAGGAACTTGACGAGGCGCTCAATGCTGCCCGAGATCGTGCCTTCGTCGGGCTTCGGATGGATGCCGGGATCGGCCAAGATCAGCGAACCCGTCGCGTTCACAGAGATCGAGACGCGACGGGTCTTCGCGAGCGCGGCCTGTACGGCCTTCAACGCCTTCGGGACAGGTGCCACCGCCTTACATCTCTGGCGCGAACGGAAGCAACGCATCCGCGAGCACGGGCGGGATCGCCATCTTCTGGCCGCCAGGGCCGGGGCATGAGATCTTCGACATGTCGGCCGCCGTGAGCTCGGGCACGCTCACCTCCGTCATCTCCTTCAAGTACGCATCGGTCGCCTTGTCGAGCGCCGTCTGCGTCTCCTTCTCGTCGTCCTTGAGCACGTACGCCTTCGTGCCCGAAAGCTGGTAGTACTGCTCCTCGGCCTTCACTTCGGGCTTCGCGGGCTGGCCATTCGCCGCCGCCACCGCCGGCGAGCCCTCGCTCATCTTCACGACGGGCTTGCCGTTCTCATCGAGCTTCGCGAACTGCTTGGCGACGACATCGAAGCCGTCGGCGCTCGCTTGCTTGATGTCGGCGATCGTCTTGCGAATGCGCGAGAGCTTCGCCGCCACGAGGCCGTCGTCGGACGATCCCATCTGGAGGAACTTCGCGCCTTGGAGGACTTCGCCGTGAGAGATTTTGACCGTGCGCATGATTGACCGGAGGTAGGAGGAGAAGTGACCCGCGCCGTGGCGGCGAGGGACGGGTGGGGTGCTCAACCGTTGGCGGATAGTCGAATCGCTCAACTCGCGGGAAGTGACACCGCGCTTGGCGAGCTGCTTGGTTCGGGCACGAGCACGAGAGGCGTTCGACACGCAACGAAAGTACGCCACCCGAAACGAAAACGCCACCCCTCGCGAGGTGGCGGCTTCGACTCGAGCATGCGGCGCTTACGACCAGACGATGGTGGTCGTGTCGAACCGCGGCCCCATCACGGCGGGAACGGCGGCCACTCCAGGCACAGCCGCCACCGCTGGCGTCTTGACCGTCGTGCCGTCGTCCTCGAACACCGCCGGCACCGCAGGGATCTCCGCCACGGCAGGGATCGCCGCCTTCACCTCAACCTTCTCGGCGTTGATGATCGCTTCGACGTTCGCGCGGATGTTCGGGCTCGCGGTGAGCGCGGCTTCCTCGCGCACCACATTCACGAAGCTCCCGACGTCGGCCGCTCCCCCATCGTCGAGCACGATCTGCGGCTGCACGTTGATGAGTACCACCCCATCGCCCTTGCCGAACTGCACGAGAATCACCTTGAGTCGCTTCGTGGTCGCCATTGGAATCGGTTCCGTGAGTGAGAGTGGTGTTACGCGGCCTGCGTGATCAACCCTTCGACATTATACGTGACGCTGGTGAATGTGCCAGTCGTGGCAATCGTGATCGTCGTCGATGCCTTGCACCGGATGTGGAGCGTCAACGCTTCGTACGGCCCGACGCCCGTCACGTTCGTGATGGTCGTGAGCGGCGTCCCCGCGAGTTGGACGAAGGGGATCGTCTGCACGCGCGACGTGTTGTTCTCGTCGGTGTAGGTGACTGTGACCGTGAAGCTGTGGGTCACGGACGCCGTGACGCTGACGTTCGCCGAGATGCGGAAACTGCCATCGGCCGCACCGAGCGTGTACGCCGCCACGCTCGCGACCGCTCCCGTCTGTGCCGTCGAGCGTCCGAACTGTTGCACCGCCAGCACGCCCCAACCCGCCGTGGCGATGCCGTTGTAGTTCGTGATCTTCCCGCCGAGCGTCAACGCGCCACTGACGTTCGCCGTGCCACCAACCCGCAGGAGTTGACCGCCGCCAGGGTCGCTTCCGATGATCGTTGTCGAACCGATCGTCGCCGTCGAGGCGAGCATTAGTGCGCCAGCCGCCGTAACACTGAACGTCGCGACCGAGTTTGCAGAAATGATGTAGTTGTTTGCCGCTGCAGTCGGTGCTGTCACCAAGATACCAAAGGCATTCGTCGCGCCCGTGGCGGTGATTGAGGTGATGCGCAGACCCGCTGGATCTCCCGGCGATGCGAACGCTGCGGTGCTAAATCCTGAAATCTGGATGCCAAAAGCAGTGACGCCGGTAAACGCGCCTGGGGTGAAGTTCGGCCCCGAAATGATGCCAGCCATCGAGTTCCCATTCGCGCTGGCCACGAGTGTCGGATTTGAGTAGAACCCGTACGCAACCGTTGATGGTACCGTAATGCTCGCG